GAATGCCGACAAACTCAGCCTCGCCTGCGTCCAGATTGCCAATCTCGGTCGCAGCCCATCCAGACGAAATGCTGTAGAGCTTGCTGCCGGCCACCGCGAACATCAGCCCGCCGCGCACCCCGTCTTCCTGCCAGATGCCTTGGATCGTCGCCCCGAGGTCCAGCTTTGAGACAAGCCCCGGCGTCGGTAGCAGCACCGCTGCGGCCTGCTTCGTGTTGTCTTGGCTGATCGGCTCCACGTACCAGTTGCACAGCTTGATAGGCGCCATTCCCCGCAGGGAACGGTTATCGCTGTTGAGAATGACCGGCACATAGACCAAGGCGTTAGTTCCGAACCGGAGGCATCGGGCGGGACGCGCCGCCGAGGCCGGTCTGACGCATTCCGGCGCCGCGCCGGATCACCGACATTGGGTCCATGCGTTGCTGCTGTGGGGGGGCCGGAGTTGCGGGCGGCATACGGCTGAAGTCCGGCTGCTCCATAGGGCCGTTCACGTCTTCGGAGGCTGCAACCCGCATGATCTCGTCCAGAATCTGCATTGCAGACTCTTCACCAAACAGGATTCTCATCTGGTTTATCGAGTTATCCAGACCTCGCTTTTGCCCGCTGAATTGCAACTGTTCCGCAGCATTAAGTCCCGGCCCGTCAGAGTACGGAGCGCCGGGAATGCCGGGGGTGCCATAAAGCATTTGCATCCCGGAAATCGTTTGATCAGTTGGGTTCTGCCCCACGATATTCATGTTCGTGCGCTTTGAGTATTGATCGCTGACCTGCATGTGGCCGTCGCCGTATTCATCTTCCGGCAGTGGACCAGCGCCTTGCACGTAGGGTTTGATTCTTTGGCCGGGCATCTCAGTTCTCCTTCGGTTTGTACTTGTTGCGGCGAATATCGCGGATCTGGTCGGCAAGCTCGGTCTTGCCTTCAAACACCAGCATTTCTTCCAGCTTTTCGAGCGTGGCGGCGTCCAGTGTTCCGGGGTCGGACGTTTTGCCAAGGCCGTGGTTGCCTTGGAACTGCGCAATGCCGATCTGAACGTCCGCATCAAAGCGGCCGTCTGCGCGCCGGTCGTATTGCTTCGTGGCCTTCAAGGCGCGCTGCACGATCTTAGTCAGCTCGGGGCTTTCAGAAATGCGCTTGGCGAGCGCGGCCTGCTGGCGCTTGTCGATCTCGCCCGCGCCTGCGATTGCGCCGCCCGCTGCCAGCGCTGCGGCGGCGCCGCCTGTGGCAATCTTGGCGCCCGTCTTGAGGCGTTCGAACTGGGCGCGCTCTGCTGGAGTGCGCCAGCCTGGCACGAGGCCTTTGCGGACTTCGCTTTCGAGCGCCCGGCGCCCGAGCGCCATGACGAGGGTGCGCTGCACTTTGGCCTTGTTGTCGATGTCGTTGGGGAGGCGGACCCGCTGGCCATCCACCTTGGCGAACCAGTTGCCAGCTTTGTCCTTGAGGAACGGAATGCGCGCCCTCTTGGCGGCGTATTCCGAGGAACCCTGCTGTTCAATCAGCACCCGGGTTAGCTGGCTCCACTTGTCCGGCCGGTCGCGGTTCATGCCCAGCAGGTCGTCTTCGACGCGCGACAGCATCTTGACCAGATCGTCACCGCTCTTCGCGCCAATATCGAGAACAACCACAGGCTCGTTTCCAAGCGTCAGGGCGAGGTGGCCCGTCTCTTCGAACGTCTGAACCGGGTCCACGTCTGCCGCCGCATTGGCCTTGGCGACTTCGATCTTCTGCGCGTTGGTGTAGGTGTCCACACGGTCTTCCGTGCCCCGCCGGATACGCTCGGCCTCGTTGCGCGTCTTGAGCGCTTCAGTCTCGTTGCGCGCAGCGGCCTTGGTGCGGCGCTCCACGTCCAGCGTGCGGTCAAGGCCTTCCTCGGCATCACGGCGTGCGGCAGCGGCAGCGGCTTCGCGGGCCGTCAGCTTCTTGTCTGTGGCGCCGGCCGACTTGGCAGCGCGGACGCGGGCCTTGGCGGCCTTCGTGACTTCGCGCAGGGCGGCTTCAGTAACCTTGGCGGCCGCCCGTGCCTGCGTCTCTGCGATTTTCGCATCGGCTTCGGCTTGGCGTGCCTCGATCAATGTCTGGCGGATCGTCTCGGCGTCAGCTTTGCGGGCCTGCGCATCAGCGGCGCGCTGGCGGGCGTCTACCGCTTTCTGGCGCGCCCGGTCTGCGATGCGCTGCGCTCCGGTCTGCACGCGCGGCACAATCGTGGGCGTGTCCTGACTGACCACAGCAGGGCTCCACGGAGCGCGCTGGGACGTGCGCAGGGTGGCCGGGACGTTCGGTGAGGGCTGGGCAGGCGACGCGCCCTGCTGGGCCTGCTGAGCGCCCGCAGAAGCGGCAGGCGGCATCCGGGACAGCGTGCCACGGTTCGGCGGCGCTGTGCCTTGCTGGCGAGCCCGCAGGGCAAGCGTCTGGGCAAGCTGGCGGACCGACTTGCCGGACGGGCCTGTAATGTGTCCGATGACCTTGGCAGCGGTCAGGGCGGGCGTGCCAGTGATTGCGCCGGTCGCCACGTCGCCCACGAGAGTCGTCATCAGCGGGGTCTTGTTAGACAGGCGGGTCAGCGGATTGGCGGTGTAGATGTTCTTTACGTCCGCGTTTCTGCCGATAGACGAGCGATCTGCCGGAGCGAGGCGGCGCGCATCGACGGACTTGATCCAGTTCTGTTCGTCCAGAACGTCCCGAATCACGCGGTTGATCTTTTCGCCGTCATCGCCAAGCAGGCGGATCATCGCATCGCTCAGACCCTTGCTTTTGACGTTGCCCAGATACGGCATGATTTCGTCAATGCTGCCGGAACGCAGGGCTGTGGCAATGTCTTCTTTCAGGGCAGTACGTGCTGCAAGTTTTGCCTGCGCCGGCGCATTGGCCATCGCTTCTTCGAACTCGGCCATCTTGCGCGGGTCTTTGGCAATCGTCAGCAGCTTGTTGGTCTGCGCTTCCAGTTCCTGATAGGTGCCTCGGAACTTCTGCTGCCCCTCGTCAAAGCTGCCCATTCGGTTATAGCCGAACCGGCCGCCCGGACCGCGCGTTGATTTGGTGGCGGCGTTGATGGCGAACTGAAATTCATCCAGCAGGTTTGCAGTGACTTCCGAGATTTGCCCTGAGCGCTTCGCCTCGTTGATCGTGCGAACCATCTGCTTAGCAAAGCCTAGCGGATCGGACGTAGCGGCGTTCTGAAATGGCTGCACAGCCTTCGCGCCCGGACCTGCGCCAGTTTGCATGAACCCCATGTCCCGCGCGGCGCGGTTCATCCAGCTCGTGACAGTCGGATCAGGATCATTCAGGGCGCGGTCAACCGCCCGCATGATGATCGGTGTGCCCTGCTCATTGCCGCGCATCGACCGGGCTTGATTGATGGCGTCTTCCTGCGCATCCCCGATGGCACGCTGGTCGCCCCGAATGCGCGCACGCTCTGCGGCGAGGGTCGATGGGCCGAGGGTATCATCCAGCGCCGAAGCGATGTATGCTTCCTGACTGCCGGCCATGTCGTCCAATGACTGAGACATGCCTTGGCCAGATCGGGAGGCTTGAAGCTGTTGGAATATGCTTTTTACATTGCCTGCGGCCTGGGCGTAGCCTTTTTGCTCAAGGGACCGCTCCAACGCTTGCGCGAACGTGAGCGGTCGATTGCCGAGATTACCCGACATCTGGAAGATGCGTACCGCATCGCCAACGGCACCACCTACGTCTTCCGGGGCGACATCACTCCGGCGCAAGGCGGTCTGGATGAGGCGCCCGGCCCCGCTCCGGCTGAAAGCCTCGGGCGTCATGTTGAGAACGTCCGGCCCGGCCTCTCCGGGAAGAAACTTGCCCGTTGACAGCTTGTTGCCGACAGCGCCAGCGCCGGCGCCAAGCACAGCTCCGCCAACCATGCCCCACGCAGCGCCTTCAGCGGCTTCATCAAGGCGTTCGCCAAAGTCACCTTCAGCCGATCCGAACCCGTAGAGCCCGCCGCCCACACCGCCGACGCGGAACCCCTCGCGGGAAAGCTGGGCAATAGACCTTGCGCCCGTTGCGCCGGTCTTCACGCCCGCAACGGCCATCAGCGGCTTGTTGAGCGGCGAGGCGATGCCGCCCGTGACTTGGCCAGCGAAGTTCGTGACAGGCGTATCAGTGGCAGCTGCGAGCTTTGCGCCGCGCCGCTGGTCTTTTGCCTCTTGGGACACCAGACCGACAAGCTCGTCATCCAACCCAAATAGCGCGCCGTCAGAGACGCCCGACTGGAACCCGCCTTGCATGTCCGCCGCCTTGCCAGCCGCCCGCCCGGCAAAGCCGCTGTCAGCGCTCTCAGTGGCACGCAGGGCCATGTTGATCGCACCGAGCGGGCCGGGTGCCATCATTGCCTGAGCGTCACGCGCCTTGCGGCCTTGCTCAAGGGCATATTCCGGCGTCTGCCGATCCGCGCGCACCCCCGCCCGGCGCTGGGCGCCTTCCGGGTTGATCTCGTCCAGCTTGCGGGACATGAACGAACGCGGGCCGCCTTCGTCAATGACTTCGGCTTCCATCCAGCGCGGACGGACTTCTTCTTCGTCAACTGCCGGGGCTTGGCTCCATTTCGGCATCAGGGCTTCCTCCGGCGAACACCATCAGGGCCGATAAACTCGGCGCCAGACGGCAGGGCGTCATATCCCGCATCGTCCTTGATCTGGACGGGGCCGGAGCCGCCTCTGCCACCCGCTGCGCCAGAGCGCACGCCGCCTTTGGCTCCGGTGCCTTTTGTCGGCGCATCGCCGCTGAACTGCGATCCCGTGACGGGGTTCATGGCAGACCACTCGCCCCAGGATTCGAAGAAGTTCTGGCCCTTGGCGTCCGTCATTGACAGTCCGCCATACTGGTTTTGCCACATCTCTGCGCCCTGAGCGTAGAACAGGCGATAATCAGCCATCTTCTCAAGCGTTTCGAGAACCTGCGCAGCGCTTTCCTTGGTCTGACCGGGGTTGGCGACCATTGCCTGAATCCAGTCGCGGTCAGAGTTAGAAAACGGTTTCAGGTCGCGGCCCAACGAAAGAGCGAGCTTCTTGGACTGGCCAAGGAACGCGTCGCGGTTGCCTTGCTCCTCTGGCGACATGCCGATCCCGCCAAAGTCGCCAACAACCCGACCGATCTGATATTGAGCATCGCTGGTGATCCCCATCGGGAACGTCCCGACAAGCGACCGCATTTCCTGAATTTGAGGCTTAAGGTTCGTCGTGACCGCAATCGCCTCAGTGCGCGCCGCTTCCAGTTCTTTGTTGTCGTTCTTCGCCAAGCCGGAAGACCTGTAACGGTTATAGCTTTCGGTTACGTTTGGCGGCCGACCACCGCCCGGCGTTGCCGTGGTGTCACCTACGCCCGGCGTGTAGATTTCGCCGTTATCGAAGAACGAAGGCGCGCCCTGCGTGAGATTGCCGCCGAACTGCATCCGAACGAACGGGTTGTCGTTCATGGAGCTGGTTGGGATCATAAAGGCGTTCGGATCGCCACCGCTGGCGCCTGCGCCGCCACCGTAGGAACCCGTGCCCGACGGCGCAACGCTTTGATATTCGCCAGTTGCCTGATTGAAGATCACGCCATCGCCGGCCGATTGCCAGATGTTGCGGGGCTGGCTTTCGCGGCGGCGCGCAGCTTCGGCAGCCTCAAAGCTGCGGTCACCTTCGAACACATCACGATCAAACGACTTCTGCCACCGTTGGCCTTCCAGCTCTTGGGCGTAGGTGAGCGTCCAGCCTTGGAACTTTTCCAGTTCTTCGTCCGTGATCCGGCCATCCGCAGCAGCTTGCTGGATTGCGCCGATGATCTGCTGATTTCCAGCAAAAGCGGATTGCTCGATGTATTCCATCGCTTTTGTCAGCCTGTCCGGCTCCGGCACGCTGATCAGTTGCTTTGCCGCATTACCAAGGAACTCCACGCCCTGTTTCTGGACCGTGATCTTGCGGTCGTGGTCTTGCCAATCCTGAAGCGTCTTGGCGCGGGCCTGACCCTGAGCGTAGCCTGCTGTTTCAAAGTCGCCCTGACCCGCCGCCATTTCGCCAAGCCCGGTCCAGCCGCCCGTCTTGAACGTCTCGCCGTAGGTCTTGCGGCGCTGCTCAGCCGTAGCGCGGTCACCTGCGCGCGTGTAGGCATCCGCCGCTTCAAAGTCCCCGACTTCCATCAGGGCTGTTGGCGCCATCTCGTAATTGCCAGCCTTGAACGCATCCGCCGCGCTTTTGCGCGCCGTGTCCCGGTCACGCTCCTTGCGCTGCTGCTGGCCCATGGCAAGGCCGGTCTGGAAGGATTGGAAGATGCTCATCGGACCCTCGCGTTACGCGGCTTTGTTCTGCGGCTTGTAGAGCTGCCCCGCAGCCCAGCCGCCCCAGCCCGCCACGTCAGACAGCCCGCTTTGCCATGCGCTGGCAGAGTTGAGCTTGCCTTGTGCAACCGCCGAGCCGCTCGCCTGTGTCAACTGGCTCGCATTGTTGGCGAAGTTCTGTCCGGCAGAGGCTATGCCCGTGGTTGCGCCGTAACCCTGATCACTGATGCCGCCCAAATAGCCCATGTACGAATTGAAGTTCCCCATCGCGGCTTCATTGGCGACTTCTGCCATGCCGCGCGCCGTGCGTCCGCTCAGCGCCGATCCTTGCGAGCCTGCGAGGTCCACAAATTCCCGGCCCGCCTTGTCCGCGTAGAAGTCACCGATCTTCCCGAACGTCGTCTCCGTCCGGTACTTGTTCCACGCTTCTTCTTGGGCCTGACCCGGCGTCTGGTACTCCGCCATGTCGCCGCCGCCCTGTGCCATCTGCTGGCCGTCACCGCCCGGCATCATTGCCCCGCCGCCGATCCCCGTTGTTCCGGGTACGGCAGGCCCGCCCGTAGCAGGCGCGCCGGGGGTCGGAAGCCGGTCGCCCCTCTTCCAGCCCTCGGTGTTGAAATAATGCTCCGTCGCCGCCATCCAGTCCCGGCCCATGCGGTCGAACGTCTTGCCGTTCTGCCGGTAGAACGCCTCAATGGCTGGCTTGTTCTGCTGGAAATACGCCTGCATCTGGTCCGCGCGGCTCGTGCCAAGGCCAGTTGGTGGCGGCGCTAGACCGTTGGCCGCCGAGGGCGCACCGCCGCCCATGCCAAGGTGAGGCGCCATGAGCGCGAACGCTGCATTGCCGCGCGCTTGATAGGGGGCGAGCTGCTGCTGGGCGATGTCACGTTGTTCGCGCTGGAAAGCGATGGCCTGGTTGTTGGCCTGCGTCTGGGCTGACGCGGCATCCTTGGCTGCCTTAGAGCCTTGTGAGGCGCCGTAGAGGCTCGTTCCAGCCCCGAGAATAGCGCTGCCGATGATGGCTGTCTCAATGCCCATGTGAAACTTCCCTTACGAACACGCCGCCCCGGTCTTCGAACCCGAGCCGCTTCAGTATCCCGTGCATGTATTCATGGCCTTCAGTGACGCGCGTAACCGATACCGGCTCGGCAATCAGTTCTTTCAACAGGCCCCGCGTCAGCCATTTTCGGCGCCATTCCGGCAAGATTGAAACGTGGAACTCCGGGCCTTTGAAGTACGCCGCGCCAATGGCAAGGCCGTCCCGCGCGATAACCTTCACGTCCCAATCGCTCAGCGCAGCCTCATAGGCTTCCGGCGTCGGCTTCTGCGTCCAGTCTGTTGCGACATAGCCAACCCGAACCGCCAAAGTCCTGTTCGGGACAAGCCGTGTCGCCATCAGGCATTGCCGCTCACAGCCGAAGCATAGCCCTTGCGGGCCACCTTGCCCTTGGACGCCATTTCCTCATCGGGGTCGGTCAGCACCGGCTTTTTCTTCTTTGCCAGCGCGGTATCGATGCCCAGCTTCTCACGCACGGCGCGGCGAAGCAGCTTCAGTTGCGCCGGCGTCGGCTTTGCGGTGTCCTGTTTCTTGCTCATCTGGGGCCTCCAATGACAAAGGTGATTGATTCTTCGCGGTCAGAGCCAAGCAGTTCGGCAAGCGATGCCTGCGCCCTCTGCTTCACTTCCTGCGCGCTCGGGTTCTCGATGCGGAAATCCACCGCAAGCCGTCCGCCTACGGTATCGGCTACCGTGTCCAGCCATTCCTGCGGCACATCAATCTCGCTCGCGCTTTCCGTCACGTCTTCCATCACGCGGTCATAGCTGACCCGGATCGTGCGCGCCGCCGAAGTCGCGTCAGGCGTAGGCCACACCACAATCGACGTGTTCGCCCGCTGGCGGTCAATCGTGTAGACCACTGGCCTGCCCTGCTGCGTCTTCGTGGGCAGCATTTCGTAGTCGTCGTAATTCCAGCGGCCCATGATCAGCTCGCGGCCGTTTTCTTCCTGGTAGAACGCATCCCTTACCCTGTCCGGCCTCGGGCTCAGCGTGTAGCTCGCCTGCGCTTGGACAAGGTCAACAGTCTGGCTCGCACGCCGCCATTGGCTCGGGCCTTGCGTCTGGAGCAGCTTCAAGAGCGCGTTCAGATGCGCGAGGCCCCGCGCAAGCTGGTGCGCAGACAAGTTCTGGCCCTGCCCCAACATCTGGATACGCTGCGCCGCCTCGATGACAAGGCCGCCTGCGGTGAGGGTCCATGTGATGCTCATGACCTGCCTGATGCCGGATCGTAATTGGCTTGTTCATCCGTCGCTTCGATCAGGACTTGGGGGCGGCTGTCTGGCAGCGGCTTGCCTTCGTTCGGATCGATCTGCGGCGGGTCGAGTTGTGCGGGCCGTGGGTCGAAGCACGGCCCGCACACTTTGAGGTTAGTCCATTCCTTGCGCAGGGATTTCAGCCGGTGCTTCTCACCGCAGCGGTCACACAGCCCGTAAGGCTGTCCGCTGAGATAATCATTGCCGGTGAAATCCTGAGCCATCAGGCAGCGCCGTCCGAACCCCAGACCGCACGCCAGTCATTGCAGGTCACGGAATAACGCTCCGTGGCCTTCATCTTGGCGTTCTCGGTGTCGAAGTCGTTGTCCTGCTGAAGCTCCATCGCGCGGCGCTGGTAGCGGACAAGGCCTTCCGGCACATCCGTTTGCAGGAACCACGCGGTTGGGCTGGTCAGGTAACGGTAGTTGACGAAATCTTCGCTGATCAGGCCCATGGCCTTCGTTGCGTTGATGTCGTTGTTCGCCGTGCCGGGCTGCTTGTCAGACGACAGGAGCCGCTTTGCGACGAACGAGAGCTGCGGAGGAACAATCAGCCGTTTCGGGCTGACGTTGATGCGCAGGCCACGGCTGTTCGTGAACAGGAACAGTTCGATCTGGGCATCTTCCAACGCCGCTTCCGAAAGTTCTGCATCCACGGCCAGCTTGTTGGCCTTGTTGCCCGCCAGCGTCGGGTGAGCCGTCGAGAACAGTGCCGCGCCGTCGCCGTAAGTGGTCGAGAAGCCGGTGTTGAAGATGCCGGCGTGAACCACTTCCTTGGTCTGACGCATGGAATAGGCCAGATTTCCCGCCCGGCGCTTGCCCTTGGCTTCGTACTGGTTGTCTTCCTTTTCCTCGCGCGTCACGATGGCGCCGAGGCCGTAGACCGCGTGCGTTGCACGGTTCTTGTAGCCTTCGGAGTCCGAATCGTAGGTGATCGACTGGCCTTCCTTCTTCACAGAAGCATAGCCAAAGGTCGTCGATTCCACGACTTCTTCGTAGGCTTTGTCCGAAGACTCTTCCTTGAAGATCATGTCGCACTGCATCGGGATTTCCTTGTAGGTCTTCCCGAAAAATGCCTTCACGCCAGGCCAAAGCGCTGACGGGTGGGCGGAACGTGTGATGACTGTCATGGTTTACAGCCCCGCTACCGCCGCAGGGCGGTTCGTGTGGATGTTGATGGTGACCAGATACTTCGCGTAATCCTCCACGGCCGTGTTATCAGCACGGTCAATGGCGTTGCGAATGGTCAGTTGGAAGGTGGCGTCAGACGCAGCCGACGAGGAGTCCAGCATCCAGCCGGACTTCTTCGTGTAGGTCGAGCCCGATCCGGATACGAGGTTAGCGTTCCAGCCCGCTTCGGAAAGCTCAACTGCGTTTCCGGCCGAGTCTTCCTGAATTTCGAACAGGAGGTTCGGATCGTCAGCAACGTAGACTTCACGCAGCGTGGACGCGAGGCCGTAGCCGTTCTGCACAATGGAAGGCGTCGGACCAAAGCCGACGATGACGCCGGTGATCTGGTTCGTTGCGCCTGCCGTGGCCACGTTGATGACCTGGTAGGAACCGCCGGACGTGCCGGCGACGGATGTTCCCGTGACCACAACCGGGTCACCGATGAACATGTTGGTCGCGTAGCTTGCGAGTGCGACGTAGGTGTTGCAGGCCCCATTGTAGGGACCTCCACCAAGGTAACGCACCGGGCGCAAGCCAAACGCCGAATTGACGTTAGCCATTGGGTTTTGCCTTTGAATTGATTGAGGGGGTTATTCGAAGTCCGGGTTGCGCACGGGGCGCATCGCCACGTCTTCGATACGATTGGTCTTGAGGGCGTATTCATGCCCATCGGAGTCAGGAGCGCGCTGGATGTCGCTCGTGCCGCGCATCATGTCGGCCATGTTCTTCTTGTGCAGCGTCAGCGCAGCGGCGGCGTCTTCTTCGAACCACGGCTTGTACTTGCGCATCAGCACGGTCTGCATTCCCTTCCCGTTCGGGTCGGTGCCTGCGTGACGGACGACTTCCTGCCCGCCGATTTCCTCGCTTGGCACCAGCTCCCATTCACGGGCTGTAAGCTGCGAGACGTTGCCCGGCGTGTCGTTGACCCACCGATAGCGATAGTTTGCGTGATCTAGCTGGCCGTCATCAAGGCCGAGCCGTTTGTTGAACCCATGGTCAACAGATCCGCGCTGCATCCGCTCCGCGCGGCGCTTGGCAAGCTCTGCATTCGGTCCCGACTTTACGCGGGCGCCCCGGCGAGGCTTCACTTGTTCCTGTTCGGTCTCGCTCATAGCAGTTCTCCACCTGATTCCTGATAGACTTCGGCCCATTCCTCATAGGAACCGAAAAGCCCTTGCTTGATGTCTTTCGCAGCCTGCGTCCGCGCTTCAGGCGGTAGCCGCGAGGCCAGAGTTTTCGCTGCGCCCCGGCGTGCACTGCCAAGGACGGGCACTCTCGGGCCGTCTTTTTCCGCTCGCCGCACCGGTTCGGGGTCTTCCTCGTACCGTTCGGCAAACGTCTTCCGGATCAGCTTGTCAGCGGCTTCCAGCGCTTCAGGCAGGGAGCGGCCGCTTTGCATCATCCGGGTAATCTCGGCCTCCACGAGGCCAAAGTCTTCAATGTCCGCCTCGTCATCGAGGAGCCATGCGTGGTCTTCCCAAAACGGCTTCTGGACCTTGGGATAGCTGATCGGGAAGCTCTCAACCCACTCGTCTTCAGCCTTCTTGAGCTGTTCGGGGGTCAGTTCGACCTGCGTAAGGTCTTCGTATTCCTTCTCGATGCCTTCCAGTTCAGCCCGGAGCGCGTCTTCTGCCCGCTCGTCACCCTTGGCAACGGCCTGACGGATCAGCGTGGTGTATTCCGATCGGACACTGGCAAGCTCGCGCTCATGCTTGGTGCGGACCATCCGCTCCATCGCCTCGACACGCTTGACGACCGCATCGTCAACGCTCTTTTTCGTGTCGATCAGCTCCTTGCGGGTCGCTTCAGCCTTCGCCTTGGTCTGGCGGATGAACGTTGCGGCGTCCGTCCACGTATCTTCTTGGCCGGGCTTCGTCTTCCAAGCCGTGCGGGGCTTCCAGCCAAGCTCGGACGCAAGCTGTTCGACTTCGGAAAGCTCTACCGCCTCGTCAGCAAGCGCAGCTTCTTCAACATGGTCTTCGGTATCGGCTTCGATGCTCATGCGATCACCTTGGCAGGCTCAGTCCGGCGCACGCCGAGGATGTCCTTGTCCTTCATGATGCGATAACGGCGCCCGTCCGTGCCGATGAAATTGCGCCCGCCGGCATAACGCGCAAACATCACCACATCACCGGGCTCCGGCTTGCTGTTCCACGGCTCGATATTGCCGTTTGCGTCCTCGAAATGGAACGCAAACTCCCCGGCGCGGACCACAAGGCCCTCGATGCCTGCCTCGTCTTCACGCTCAAGGGACGTTTCGGCAAGCAGCAGCCCGCCTTTCGTCTTTTCCTCAAGCTGGCGCGGCAGGACAAGGATGTTGAACTCGAACACCTCGATTCCGGGATCAAGGTCAGTCAGCTTCGGCAGGGGCTTGTAGTTGGTCAAGGATGTCTTCTCCTGTCAGGTTAGTGATGTCTTCAATGGCAAGGGCCTGGAACTTCAACTGGCTCCAGTATTGCGGGCCGGGCGGTTCGGGATGGTCAAAACTGGCCGCCCATTTGTCCCGCTGGGCCTGCGCCATTTGGCTGAGGCACTGGTAGAACGCCCGTGTCATCGGGCTGGCCTTCCATGCCGCCCATTCCTCCAGCCATTCCGATTGTTGCTCCGCGCTCAAGCGCTGCATTCTCTGCCTCCTGGTTGATCTTCTCAGCCTCGGCCATCGTCTTCATGACCTTGGCCTTCTCGCCGGCCACTTCATGCTTGGCTTTCTCCTGCGCGAGGCCCGCCATCGGGTCAGGCCCTTGCGCAAAGAACCGCTCCGGCTTCGGAATATGCGCGGCCTCAAGCTGGAACTTGATGATCTCCGCCGTGTTCATGCCGGGCATTCCCTTGAACTGCCCGACATACTCTGCCCGCATCATGCGCTGCATATCCGTCACGGACTTGGGGTCAGCGCTCGGGGCAACATCCATGCCCTCAAGGTCGAACTCCTGCCGGATGTCATAGCCCTGCTGCACCATCTGTTGCAGGTCGGGGCTGTCCTGGAACTTCATGTACGTCTCGGCCGGGAGATAGAGCCCGTTCAGCCGGTGCATCAAACGCAGTTCGCGCCGCATCGAGCGATAGACGCGCGTGTAGATCGTGGAGAAGACCTGCAAGCCCTGCTCAATCAGCGCCATAGTGGAGCCCATGGCCTGACCGCTTGGCGCATCACCCGTCAGCACGTCCTTGACCGCTGTGATGTCCTGCGCTGCGCCCAGCAGGAACTCGACAAGCTGGAACTGCACCGGGCTCGGGCCGGGGAATGTCAGCGTATGAATGCTGTTCGTCAGGGCTTGGCCGTCTGCCTTCACGAACTTGTATTCGCCGGGGTTGATCTGCATCACGCCGCCGCGCGCACCTTTGAGACGCAAGGATTCTGCAATGAACCCGCCGCCCGTGTTCTGGCGTGTGCCGGCGTCAACGATCTGGTTCAGCATCGTGTTGATCGCAGCGCCAAGGCTTTCAAGGAGCTGGCCGAACCCCATGCCGTACACGGAGCCGTCCATGTCGGGCAGGAAGTTGTAATCAATCCACGGGCTTTCCCGCAGGATGGTTTCAACATCGCCCATGCCGGTCACCATCATGGACCGCTTGGAGAATGCCGGATCAAGCCGCACAGGCGTTTCGTAGCATTCTTCAACGGTCACGATGTACGGCTCGTCAAGACCATCGCCGTCAAGGTCGATGAACCGGAGCTGCTCAAGATACCGAACCGCTTTCTGGCTGTCTTCGGTGTCATCAGCGTCGTACTTGTGGTTCGCCCACTTGCCGAGCTTGATCAGCCTGCGGATTTCGCTGGGATAGTATTCAATCGGCTGGGTCTGGCGCGGGGCGCGGTCGAAGCTGGGACTGTCATTGTGGACGCAGACATGCTGCGCCCTCGTATGTTCCGCCACGATCCGGCCAAGCGAGGCGTCCCAATACACCTTGCGGAACGATGCGCCCGTGACCGGGATGGTGTGCAAAAGCTCGTCCGTGCCCCTGTCCCATTCATCCATGGCGTACATGAGCTGGTAGTTGTTCCACGCCGTCAGGCGAGACGCACGGGCCGCCTTGAGGCCGTTCGGATCATCGCCCAGCACTTTCGTGACCGTGGGCTGGTCAGAGCGCGTCACAGCGCCGTAAGCACGGCTCCCGAACTGGATCGCCGCAGCGGTCAGCACGGGATACTTGATGTTGGAGGCTTTCAGGAACGGGTAGTTCTTCGCCTCGGGGTCCTGCTTCGCCAGCTTGATTGCGCGCTCTACGCCGTCCAGCCATGGCTTGCGGCTCGCCTCGTCAATCCGGTACTCGCGGACCACTTCCGCGCCAAGCCGGCGGCGTTCGTCTTCCGGCATCAGCTCGATAAGGTTGCCCCGAAACGCTAAGATGTCGGCCAAGTTCTGCGCAACGGACACAGGAGCCCGTTCGGCAGCGCCGTCCAGTTCCTCGTCGTATCCGTTGTCAGTTGGGTTCAGCATCAATACCCCGTGTGTTCATCCGCATGGCGCAGCCGGTTTTCGGCCGCCGCGTCGTAGTCATCGCCGTACATTTCGCGGTCCAGGAGCCCCTGGTAATCCGCTTCTGCCGCTGTCCTGTATCCGTCCGAACCGTCAGACGCCTGATTGTGGAACGGCTTGGTCTTCCAGATCGCCAGCTTGTCGTCCCATTCGCGCCGGTAGTTGGCGAGATGCTTCAGCCCTTCAGCGCAGCCCACGCGGTCAAACGCGCAAAGGTCCATGAACGCCTTCACCAAGTTGATCGAACTAGTCAGCGCCGGGCCGCTCAGGTCCTTGGTGCGCTTCACGATATGCACCGGGAAGATGTGCAGGTTTTCCAGCGTGGTCTTTCGGCTCGCGGCGGCGCTGATGTCCGTCCTTGCGCCGTCGTGCGGGAGGAAGTGTCCGCCGTATACCCATCCGCCGTGTTCGTTCTGTCTCTCTCTCAGCACGCGGGCATAGTGCGGAAAGCTCTCGTCCTGCCCTTGCACGTAATCGAAGAACCGCCAGCGTGACGCGCCTACCCTTTGCGCCAGCCAGATCGTCATGAGGTCCGACCGGCCCAAATCCCAGAACGTGTAAACCGCGCCGAGCTTCGGATCGAACGGGTAATCCCCGATCCGCAATTGCTCACGGGCGCGGCGTAGCTCCTCGGTGTAGTACGCGCCTTCAATCGGGGCTTCGAAGGCTTCCTCAAGGTAGCTCGGGAACTCCCGGCGCATGTCCTCGCCCTGTTGCAGGGCTTGTTGGCTGTACCAGCGCTGCTGCTCAATATCGAGTTCAATGCCGTGCTGGCGCTTGAGTTCCGCAAAGTATGCCTGATGCTTTGCCGGTATCGTGCGGTCAGTCTTGATCCGGTAGCGATTGTCATTCCACCACGGAACGAAATGCAATTTGAACTCAAGCGGCGTCAGTTCTAAGCCCTGATCTTCACGCTCTCTGGCCGTCATGACCATCTCGTGAAACAAGCCGCCCTGCCCCTCGGCTGTGCTTTCAACGAAAATGTGTTGGCCTGAGTGAACCGTAGGGAACGCGCCTGTTTTGATCTCTCGCGCTTTGCCAGGATACTTCGCTGCGATCTTGCCCAGTTCGGAGACGTGCAGGAACTGCAACGTTCCCGAACGCATCGACGTATCAACCCAGATCCGCGACTTGTTCGAAAACTCCATGGCCCGCTCAGAGTTCTGTGTCGCGGCACGCAGTGCCCTGATCGAATCCGGTAGGCGTTCGTAAACGTCCTTAATCTTTTCCCTGAAAATGCGGCCGGCCGTCGGCAGGTCCTGAGCAATAACGCCCATATTGGTGTTGGCATGGAACAGGCAGGTATCGAGGCCCATGATCTGGATCAGCGTGGAAAAGCCAAGCTGGCGGGCTTTCAGGATGACGTTGCGGTTGTGCATCGTATCCATGAGCTTGATCTGTTCGCCATTCGGCCGGAACGGTATGACCCGCCCCTCTTCGTCCGCGATGGTGTAAAGGTTGCTGACGCGCCAGCGCCAGTCCTTCATTTGATCAGCGGTCGCCATTACTCAAGCGCGGCTGTGATGCAATCGAATCGAGGAAACGCTCAAGGCTTTCAGATGCGCCGTGCTTCACGTTGTCCGCACCCTTCTCAAACAGCTTCATGAGCTGGGCAGATGCGGACACGGCGGCGCCCGCCTGTTTCTGCTCACGGGCAAACTGCCGGTCTTCCAAAAGCAGGCGGGCCAGTTCTTCAACCGATCCATTGAACTTGGCTGTCAGGATCGTGTCGCGGGCAATGGCGCGAAGCTCATCGACGCGCTGGTTTATCTCTGGTTTCTTTTTTAGCAGTTTGTTGCACTGCACAGAAGCTACACTGTTGTTTTTGGCGGGGAAACCAGCGTTTATCCAAGCTAACGCCTGTGTTGCGCCTTTAGCCAACTCCTGTGCGAGCGCTTCTTCCTTGTCGTTTGCGAGTGCTGGCATGTCTTTGCCTCTCTCATGAGGCGCTCCGGCTTATGCGTGCGGGGCTCGGACGCTATCAGGCAGGAGTGCCGACCATCTCAAGGATGATTGAGTAGCTGTCGCCAGACGAATGGCCGACTGTGGTGAAGTTGATGTCACCCGTGACGCCGTCGCCTGCGTTGTTTCGAAGCCCGCCGAAGTGCGTGAAATCCAGCGTGCTGGTCTTGTCCGGGCCAAGCTCAAAGATTGGCACATCGGCTGTCGCGTCCCACAAGAGGCGAACCGTCATGCCGGAACAGGTGTAGTGGATCTTGTCGATGCGGACCCGGCTGTAGCCCAGAGCGGATACATCGACCTTCGTGACGGCCGATTCACCCGTGCCGTCTGACAGGTTGGTGAACTTCATCACGCAATTGCGCGGGCCGTTCAAAAGGGTCTGGCTGGCTACGGCGTCGGCCATGGATCAGCGCTCCCTGGAAATGTGAATCCAGTCAAGCTGGAACTTGTCTGTGCCGGTGTCGTTTGCCTCATGGGCGAACGCGATGGTCATTTCAGTGTCGGGCAGCAGGTCGCCCGCAGTGGACGAGGTGACATCAAGGCTGGCCGAACCTACGAGCGTGTAGACATCGCTCACCACGGTATAGGCTTGGCAGCGCACCGTGTCCTTGCCGTCATAGTACATATAGATCGCATAACGCACACTGTCGGTCATGGCGGCAACAAGGGTGCCGACAACTTCGGTCGATGCCGTCTTGCCTGCAATGCAGGTCAGCACACCAAGCAGGGCACGCACCCCGAACTGGTCAGTCGGCTCAGTGCCAAGAATGTCATCTGCCGTGATGTGCGCGCCGATGAACACGCTGTTCTGGTCAGCGTCCTCGATGCTGAAGCAGGTGGAAAGCCATGCTTTCTTGCCAGCAATCAGCTTGACCGGCTCAAACGGGGTCGTGTTGATCGCAAGCTGGTAATGGTAGTTGTCGCCCTGGGCAGTGTCCGCCTCAAACTGAACCACGCCGCCGAACTCATCCAGCATCGTCGGGCCGGTGCCGGTGTTTACCTCATCAAGGTGCCAGCCGGTGACGCCGGCCGCTGCAACGGTGAACCCGTTGAAGTCATCGAAGAACTGCCAGACCTGCGACGGGTCAGGACGGGGAAAGTTGCCGTACAGGTGATCTGCGGGTCGAGACGCAACGCCGGACGGATAACGGACGGGTACAGACGACATGACAAGCTCCTGTGGTTAGGCGCCCGGAATGGGCGCTGGTCATGCAAGTTTGAAGGACGGGGGATTGGGTGCCGGGAACACCCCTCCCGGCTAGGGATTTCAGCGCCTGAACGAGCCGATACTGATCAGCCGCTGGAAATTCAGCGCCACGCAATACGCCCGATTGCGATGAGGCAACCGAGCGCGAGGCAAAGCAGGATGGCGGCTGCGAACAGCATCAGGCGTTACGCTTCGCGGCCTTGTAGCCGTAGAAAGCGGCGCCAGCGAAGATGACGAAGCCAACGAGGGCGACGAACTCCGACGGCAGGGCTTTCGTGACAGCGCCGTCAAGGGCGATGTTGTCCACCAGGAACGCAAGGGCGAGGCCAGCGAGGGCGTTGCCGATCGTGGGGAGGTCAATGTTCTTCATGGGTCAGCCCTTTCGTGGGGTTAGTCAGCTTC